CATCAGGAGTACACGGTGACGTCCACTTGACATTCCCAAATAACGTAGTTATTGGTATCAAGCGTGATGTAACTGTTTACCGCTTCTTCGAGCCACGTAAGGACTCAATCGAGTACACAATGTATACTCGTGTTGGCGTTCAAATCGAGCAGGCAAACGCCTGGGTAGTAGTGAAAAACGTTAAGGTTGCTTCCTAATTATAGGATTTAACTAGCTGGAAAGGCCCCTAATTAATTTTAGGGGCTTTTCATTTTAATTTAGTAATGCTATAATTGTTTTAAGTAGAAATAGGAGATTTACATGTCATTTGAGACATTGAAAGTAGCAGAGTTAAAAAAGATTGCAGAAGATTTTGCAGTCGATGCCGACGGTCTAAAAAACAAAGCCGACATCATTGCCGCCCTTGCAGAAGAGGGAGTAACTTGGTCTGTATATAACAGCACTATGAAAAAGATTGAAGAAGAGACGGAAGAAATGTCAATCGAAGTATTGCCAAAGTTTGATCCAAAAGCAGTACAGCCAGCGGATACAGTATTAGTAAGAATGACCAGAGAGAACTTTAGGTATGATATTATGGGAATTACGTTCACAAAAGAACACCCATTCGTAGCAGTATCTGAAGATGTAGCACAAGAAATTTTTGATAAGGAGGAGGGCTTTAGATTAGCGTCTCCTAGAGAAGTACAGGAGTACTACAGTTAATCTAAGCCTATAAAATGGCAGAGATATTAATTAATTCACAATCACCAATTGTCCATCAGATCTTTTGGAATGGTGACATTGCAGATGCTGACGCCTTGCCTGTTGTAAAAATATATGACGTAACGCTAGATGCAAGAGTTAGTCCTGCCGTACTCACAACAACCGTACTTGCTACAATAACTTCTACCCTAGACGAAAATAATCCTGGTACATATTATGTTAACGTCCCTTATGCTCTTACAAATAGAAACAAGACATTAAAGGCTAGTTGGGAATACTCCGTGGGAGGAGTGGCGGTAGTAAGAACAGATGAGATACAAGTAGTAACTCCATACATAGACTTTAACTATATTCAAGATCTTGGATATAGCACAGATTCTTCAGACCCATCATATAAGTCTTATAAAGAATTAATTAGAGCAGAAAGATATGCTCGTAAGCAAATAGAAGAATACACAGGTCAGAAGTTTTATCTCTATGACGAGACCTTGATGGTTTATGGGTATGAGTATGACACTCTTCCATTGCCAGCTAAAATTTATCAACTTCACACATTGTCTGTAAACGACATACTTCTTAGAGACAATATCAATAATATTGATAACTGGAATTTCCCAGTTCAAATTTCTGAGAGCGGATATTCAATTAGAATCAATAGAGCAGGAATGGTAGACAATACCGTATATACTGCTAATGGAATGGTTCCACCAAGTATTCACGACTACTCAGGAGTGTTTCACTCTGGAGTTCCTTACAAGGTATTTGCAAGATTTGGTTGGGAGAAAGTTCCTGAAAACGTAGAATTAGCAGCAGCTGAATTGATGAAAGATTATTTTTCTAAGGATACTATCTGGCGCAACAAGTACGTAAAGTCTATATCTACATTCGATTGGGATTTTGAGTACACTGGAGATGCCTACACTGGCACAGGAAACGCCCTAGCAGATAATCTTTTAGCCGACTATGTCTTAACAATTAAAGCAGAGATTATATAATGAGTAGCATCGTAGACTCTGTCTTGTCTATGAATTTAGATGTTTATAGACAGTTTGAAACTCAGGACCCAGATACTGGAGCAATCGTAAAAGAGTGGAATTACTATAAAACAATTGCATGTCACGCAAAGGGTGTAATTAGCAACTCTGCAACTACCAGATCTAGCGATAAACAAATTTTTTCAAATAAGTATTTAAATGATCAAGTTATTCAAGTAAGAACTTCTGAAAAATTAACCATCAGAGAAAAGGTAACTAACGTAAGAGATGTCGAGGGGAATACAATTTGGAATGAAATTAACTATCCAAACGAGACCCCAACAGTATTTGAAGTAATGGGAACAACACCAATAACAGATCCATTTGGAAGAGTGATTGCTTATAACTCATCCCTAAAGAGATCGGAGAATCAGCAAATTGGACAATAGCGGAATGTTGATTCAAGCAGCAAGCGGACTTGAAAGAATGATGTATGCAAATCAAAAGGGCGTGTTAAAAGATAGCACAGTAGCTCAAATATCAGCATTTGTATATTATGAGGCAGCAGTAATATCTAAACTAACAACAAACAAATCATTTCAAAACGCATTTGGAAAAATGATGTTTGAACAGATAGACCTAGACTTTGGAAACTATATAGACGCACTTGCTAGAAGCAAGCCTAAATCTTTACACCATGTTTATGAATGGAAAAAAACTGGTAACAAAACCGCAAGACTATTTAAATTAAATAAGACTGCCCAGATAGGGTTATCATTTGGAGTTAACTATCAGTTCCTGCCATCAAAATCAATGGTCCCTTCATCAAACGGTAGACGCAGACACGTATTTGCAAACAAAGCTTCAATAATAGAGCAAGGCAAGCCTTTAGTAATTAGACCAAAGAATGCCGAAAGACTTGTATTTCAAATTGATGAAGAGACAATATTTATGCCAAAGGGTGCATCAGTTACGGTAAAGCGTCCTGGTGGAACTGGGGCAACTAATCAATTTACATTAGCTCATTCAAGATTTTTTAGCGGTAATTTAGTAAACGATTCAATCAAAAGATCTGGATTTCAAAAACTATTTAATTCAAGCATTACAAAAGCATTAAGAGTTCCGTCTAATATTAAAAAGGTTCAGTACTCATTTTCAGCAAACACAATAAGGTCTCAGGCTGACTCAGCACTGACCCTATCATTCGGAGGTGCAATGTGACGGCTAACTATAAATTAGACGCAATGCTAGAGCTAAGAAAGTATTTGTGGAAAGAACTTTATACCAGAGACATATTTGACGAGAATGACTATTGGAGCGATAATTTAAATGAGAACGTTATCCCAATTATTCCAGTCCAGCAAGCCCCAGAATTAAATCAATTTTTAAGCGGCAAGAAGCATATTGTCTATGACAAGATCGGTATGTCCTATGAAGACAACTGGTTGATATGCTGTGAGCAGATTATGTTTACCGTATATTCAACTTCGGTGGCAGATATCAATGAGATCAGAAACTACATGACAGATGAGTTTAGAAGAATGGATAGCTCGGCTCAGGATATAAACAAATGGACAGACCTTTCCAATAAATTCAAATTCCATAGCGTCTATATAGCAGACATATCCCCAACGGCTCCATCAGAGGAACTTCAGGGATTTTTCTCGTCCGAGATTATCCTAGAAATAAAGTACTCCAGGATTACAGACAATGTGGGCAGGTTCCTCTAAGGTTTGCCTTTTTACCCATAATATTATAAACTTGTCCTAAGAGGAAAGAAGCCTAGCCAGCTTGAATTTAAGATTTAAATATATATATATTGAAATATAGGAGGAAACAAAACTATGGCACAATCCGTAGGTAATGCTAGAAATATTCTAGTCGGTGCATCTCCGCTGTTCTTGTCAACTATTGACGTGAACGACGCAGATTACATCGCAAACGCAGAACCAGGCGTAGCAATTGCATCAGGAGCCAACACAGTTGGAGTACCAGCATTTGCAACAGGTGTATCTTATACAACTACGCTTAACAATGTAAATCAGACAGCAGGATTATTTGGATACCGTAACGTTGGTTTTACTAACAATGGTCTTCAAATCACATACAACCCAACATATGACTCAGTAACTGTAGATCAGTTGCTTGATACAGCTAAGCTGTTCAAGTCAGCGATGGAAGTTATGATTGCAACAGAAATGTCAGAAGGTACTCTTGAGAACATTGCAACAGTATTTGGACAACCAGCATCAACTCTATCAACAACAGGCGCAGGAACTTCAAAGAAAGATACCCTTGGTCTAGAGGCAGGTGCACTTGGTGCAGCTCCAACAGAGCGTCAGTTAATTGCAGTCGGACTAGCTCCAACAGCAGATTCAACATCATCAGAGCGTGTATATTATGCTCGTCGAGTATTGTCTGTACAACAGTCACAATTCTCACTTGCACGTACAACTCCAACAACATTCCCAGTAACCTTCCGTTTACTACCAGATGCTAGCTATGCTGGCTCTGAGTACGGCAAGATTATTGACCGTGTTCTAGTAGTATAATAATTTAGTTTATTAGCTATACCCAAAGCCCCCAAGAAATTGGGGGTTTTGTGGTTGTATTAGTATATTTCTTTTAGTATAATGTTTATGAGTAGATCCTAGGAGGACCTAAATTGGCAACAACAGTATATGACGTAGAAGAGGTACAGCTTCAAAACGGGAAGACCGTAAAGCTAAAGCCACTATCAATCAAAGAACTTCGTAAGTTCATGATAGCAATTAAGAAAACAGGAGAGTCACAAACAGAAGATGAGACTCTAAATATCCTAATCGATGCATGTGCAATTGCACTAGAAAAACAGCTACCAGAATTAGTAGCAGATAGAGAAGCGTTTGAAGATGCTCTAGATGTTCCAACAATGAACCGCATCCTTGAAGTTTGCGGAGGAATTAAACTTGACGACCCAAACCTACTAGCGGCAGCGGTTCTGGCTGGTCAGAACTAGATTTAGCCGCTTTAGAAGGAGAACTTTTTTTACTAGGACATTGGAAGAACTACGATGAACTAGAAGAAAATTTATCAATGCC